TTTTTTTTAGTTTTTTTGTTTATCTCCACACACGCGCACGGAAGGTTAAAACCTCACATACGTATGCGACAAAAGAAAACAATCAAAAAAACTATACAATACTTCCGGATGTGGCAACCCTACCTTGGGCACATACACACATCCTCACTAAGAAGTAAGGTGGACAATGGGATGCATAAAGAAATTTTCATTCCACACGATTTAACGTGACTACTCTCTTTCTATACGTCGACTCCAAGCTACTTTACGGCAGTCCTTGCCTATTGTTTAAAAACCGTTGATGTTATAACAGGAATCCTTTGAGGGAACCCCTGTCTTTCTAATTCATCTGATGTCATTGGTCTCAGCGGGACTTTGCATTTTACTGCATTATCCCAAAGACTCTGGTTAAAGGAAAGACATTTTTCAACACCCCCAAAGAGTTTATCATTATGGTGAAGATCGTTCAAGCTCTTATTAAAAAGCAAGGCGATCAATCCCCAATTATAAACTTCCTGGTAAGCATCTTCGATGGTCCTTAAGCCAGAGTCAGTCGACACGAATGTATGACGACAGTCAGATATTCCTAAATTTTTACTTAAATCTGAAACGAGCTCATGATTAAACCATGCCTTTGGGTCAAAACAAACCTTAGGCTTAATCCTCTCATACTCCCACCTAATTGCTGCACAACCTTGAAGATCATAGCGAGAATGGACATATCCTTTACAAGGTATTAGTCCTCTTCCACCTAGCCATTCTGGAATAAACCAAGGTATCCTAGGATACTTTTTCAGAATAGGCTTATGAATCTTAAGGAATTTGTCAGCAACAATTGGCCACAACTCATCAGGGCACATTCTCTTTAATTCGCGTTGTTTAAGACCGAGGTCATGCCCGAAGGCAATATCCTTTCCAGCACTATTAGTAGTTGCCGGACGGCCCGATCTCCCATAACCATATAAGAGACCCATGTTCACATACTTACGTTCGATATATACGTCCTTAGCTCTTCCTTGATTAATTAAATTAATCTTGTTTGCCAGTGATAGATGATCTACCTTCAGCCCACTTTCGAGGACCAAAGATCTATCATATAACACGGAATTCATGACGATAAAGTCTCTTGAAAAATAAGTTTTACCCACACTAGACTCGAGTCCAACGCTACTTGCGTAACGCTCCCAAGAGTCGCGAATAGTACGTTTGTTTCCTTTAAGGATACAATCATCACCGTTCACACGTAAAGGTGCAATCTTATAATTCGAGACTTTATCATCAATAATTCTAAATCTTTGCGAGGTTTTATCCTCCAAAGCCATACGACAAACAATTGCATTCCCAATGCAAAGGACAGGAAAAGATACAATCGAACCCATAAGTTGTCCATTCACTTGCTTCCGAAAACCAGAGCCATCCGGCATCTGAAAGAAGTGACCTGTTAAACAACGCTTAAAAAGAATTCGAAGTTCAGGTGGTAAATAAGCCTGAGCCTCAAGACAGTCCATGATACAGT